ACTTTTTTACCTTTTATTTTAACATCACTAATTGTATCTTTTAAGGGAGCATATTGGTATCTAACTAAAAAAGTTAAATCCTCATCCTGCTTCGTTCCTCCATCTTGTTTTGAATCTCTTGCCCAAGGCATTGCTCTTCCCGTACTTACTAGATTAGTTATTTTTTTTAATAAAGAAGGCTCATTTAACTTAGTTACCTTTTCATCTAAATCATCATCATTATCATAGTTAACTTCTGAAACATCTATTAAATCATATTTATCCAAAAGTGTATCTTCATCCTCCCCTAAAGAAATAAAGTCATCTAAGGCTTCATTATGGCTTTCGCAAGGCATATAATAAGTGACCCCATCTTCTTCGTGTTCGTGATAGCCTTTACACCCCATCTTTTCTGCCTCTGCTTCCGCTTCCTCAACCGTTTCATATGCGGTCTTTCCATCTATTTGAGAACTCATCTCAACTCCTGTCTCCTCTTCTATTTCTTCATTATCTTGTATAGATCTATCTACCTCTGTAAATTCTAATGGTTGTAAGGTTATAAAGTAAAGATTTAAGCTAATACCGTTATAAGCTAATAAAGTATCAAAGCAATCAATTAATAATTCTTGAAAAGGTCGAATGACCGTATTGTCCATTAATAGACTTGCAGTCTTTATTTCTTCAGCGTTATTCCCTAACCCCGAATTGTCTTTTATTCCTAACAACATAGGAGACACTACCCGATGCCCTACGATTATTTTTTGAGTTGACTCCTTAGATAGAAATTCGTACTGAGAATGAGCATCTGAAAGTTGTACAGGAGTAATGTCTGCTTTCGCTTCTGCGGAGTCATTAAAAGCTAAAATAAATTTACCTGCGTTTGAACTTCCACTGAACTTCATCGCTATTTTACTTTCGATTAATTCTCTCTCCTCTTGATTTGGTGTTCCATTATTAAAATTAATAAGCATTGAGGGAGCAAGACCATTTAAAATATTATTCAAATGATAATTGCTTATTTCCTCTTCAAGTTCACAATATTGTAAAGATCCTTGGTAGTCGACAGGACTATAATAATAAAATCCTGCACGATAAGGTTTCACATAATAAATCTCAATTCCTTCTTTCGACATACCATAAGCAGGTATCCTCAAAGGTTTATCACTTGGTTTTATATTTGTCCAATCCTTAAAGTAATAATAAGCAGGAATATCTCCATCATCGTTTGCTTTTTCTGCTCTTAGAGTCTCAATAGGTAAATGTTCTAGTTGAACAATCTTAGATCTATCCTTAGAATAAATAACTTGAATTGCTCCTTGTCCCATTAGCTTTAAATCATAAGCTACTTTCCTAACACAGTCCTTAGTTAGAAGGGTAACCATTTGCGCATACTGATCGGGTTTTCTACTAGCATCTGTTGCTCCTAATCCTTTACCGTAAATTGCTTGGCTTATTCCGTTAACGGCTGCATTGTTAGTCGGACTTCCGTTGTAACGATCTATCAAGTACTGAAAATAGTTATTATCTGCACCGTAGGCAACCCAATCCTTATTCGCTACCTCAACAATCTCGGGAGATGTATAACTGCTTAAATTAACAAACCCAATAACGGATTTATTAGAGGTAACCCCAACAGGTAATTTTTTATTTCTTTTCATGCTACGATATATTCATTGTTAAAGGAATCATCAGTTGTAAATTGTCCTTCATTTAATTTATAGTAATCATTATCAACTTGATTAATAGTTTGATCTGTACAAAATATTCTATCCTTAAAAATGATATCTGTTCCCGAGGTTAATTTAAAATCATAAAAGTGATTGGAAACCAAAACAGGTGAAAAAGTATTCTGAAAGGTTATATAGTTACCCGAAACACTTGCCCCCGTAATAGTATAATTAACACTTACGTTTGTTGAATCATCTCTTATTGTCATAATGAAAGTTGTTAAGCTATAGTCTCTAGGTATTACATAGAATGTTTGTGCAGTTGTTGATGTTGTTGCTATTACCATAATTAAGTAACGTATTTTTTTTGCTATTTTGTTTTATGATCCGCACCCAAAACAATCAACCTCTGAGTTAATAGGTTTAGAGCCATTTAATTTCATTTTTAAATTGTGAATTTTGTCTTTTATTTCCATGTCATTTATCATATTTCCTGTAAGTTTATTTTGTAGATGTTTGATTTGATTATTTAGTTCGTTCATAGGATTTAATTAGAGGTAAAAAACAAATTAGACAAAAAAAAAGCACCCCCATAAAGAGATGCTTTTTGCAATAAATTAATTAATATTAAGGAGTAGGATCGATTGGACTTGCTGCTGCGGTAATTCCTGCTGCTGCTTGTACAAAGAATGGTGCTTCTTCTTCCATTCCTTCCATTACTAAAGTGAATCCACTTAAGTCACCTGCTGCTGCTCCCGTGGTAATTGTACCCCCACTAGAATCCATTCCGTTCTCATATCCACAAAGGAATAAGTGACCGTAATAATCCTCAACAACTACGATAGGTCTTCCCGTTACTAAGAGTTGAATTTGGTTCTTAGTTAAGTTGTCTAAATAAGTGAGAGTTAAATTTAAAGTTTGAGTGTAAAAAGTTGTTCCGTTTTCTCTGCTACTTGTGATCGTAGTTTCTAAACTAGAATTACCTTTTACTTCATACTGAAACCACGTAGGACTGTCCGTAAATCCTGTGACTTCATTTAAAGTTGCAGCATCTGATGTTTCAAATGTTGCTACTACGGGGAATTCAGCAAAAAATACTGATTTAATTCCTCCAAATGCTGATTTGCAGGGCAATAATCTTCCTGCGGTTACTAAACAAGGCATAATTTTTTAAGTTTAAATAAAAAAGGGTAGATAGACTTTTACCACCTACCCTTCTTTATGGTTTATAATTTATTAAGAATAGTAAACAATGTCTTGTCCAATGCCTATTTGAGTCCCCGCCGTATAGCGCATTATAAAGCGCACATTTTGGCTGCCATCAATATCCTGCATATCTAACACCTTTACTTCATTCATGTTATTCAGTAGACCCGTTCCAAAGAATAGGTTACTCCTTTGCGCTGCAATCATCTTATTATTAGACAATCCCGGTGATACAAAGATCTTAACTCCGTTAACAGTTAAAGATCCGTTATTCCACCATTGCGTTCCCATATTGTTAACACCATTGGCTCCTAGACCTGCAGCTGCAAATCCACCTAATGCTTGAACGTAGAATTTAGCAATGCTAGAGGGAACATATATGAAAAGATCCTCTTTCCCGTACAGTGCAGCAGGAATAGCATCAACAACCCTAGATAATTCAGCAACTACGTTTGCTGCATCAACTCCACCTCCAACGGCAGCGACATCAACAACTGTTCCATCACCTGCTAGTAATGTTTCGTATCCATTAAATTCACCAACGTTTGCAGCGAATCCTTGGAATAAAGTTGTTTCAGTTTTCTGAGCAACCTCTGCAGCAACGTGAGCAATCATAAAATCACTAAATTTTGGCGGTAAGGTTTGACCCATTCCGTAACCCATAGATTGAGCCTCCCAATCACTGATAAAATCTTTCTTGCAAAGTTGCAAGTTGACTTGAAATTCATCGGGTTGAAGGATAGTCTCAGTTAAAGTAACTGAACTATTTGGATTAAAATCACAACTAGCATCAGAGACTAAAGCACCTGTGTCTAGTTTTTTAATTACTTCTTTAAAAGCAATGTTTGGCTTAACGGTTACACCTCCATCATTTATAGTACTTGCGGACAATAATGCTGCTGCAATGTACTCACCTGCAAATTCACCTGCATATGTGGTGGTTATGTTAGTGGTTGTTCCTAATTCAACTTTTCTCATTTTATTTCTTTTTTTAAATTTTAAATTATGCTTCTGATGCCCAAATACCTACACCACCTATGATATACCACTCAGTTAAGGCTACTGCCCTAAGAATAACATAATCACCTTTATTTGCGGTTGCTTTTGTGTTTACAAAATTCTTGTTTACTACTCCTCCTGCGACTGAATCGGCAGCAGAATTTGCGATAGTTCCGTGAATCGCATCTGCGGCATTTGGAGATAATGTAATTGTGTTATTTCCATCAGCGCCTGTATTCCTAAATAGGAATGTTAAACCTAAATCACCTGCTTCAATTTTAGGCAGCGTATTTACTAATGCGTCTGTTGCTACGTTCTGATCAATACCCGCTGATCCTGCTTTAATATCTGCTGATCCGCTTACAGTTTCTTGTGCTGCTTGAACGTATACAATGTCATTTGATGTTGTGCTTATTGTACTCATTTTTTTATGTTATTTATTTTGTTTAAAATTCTATCTAATGATGTTTCAATTCTATTTGGTGAATACGAAAACTTCATTTCTTTTGATTCTTTCCCTTCGGGATTATGCTTTATAGGATTAGCTGCAGGTTCGGTTGAAAGTTTTTCTTCAACTTCCTTTTCAATTTCCTCCTTAATCTCTTCCTTAAATTCCTCCTTTACCGTTCTAGATTTTAAAGTACTTGCATCATCAGAGGCTTCAACTTTATCCTTCTTCAAATCAGCAATAGCATCTTCAAGGTTTTGGATTCTTTTTTCCATCCCTTCTAGATCTCCT